CTTAGCACTCTTAGGACTTTGCTTTTGCGCTGGAGCTTTTTCTTTTTTCTGTGCCGCTGTTTCTGCTTTAGCATGACTTCCGCTACCTTTGCCTGATTTAGCATCGGTATCCATATCATCGCCACCGTCGGAGTATTTGCGCTCGTCTGTATGCTTTACACTCTTACGCTTGCCGTCATCATCAAATGTGGCTGTAGCTGTTCCGTGCTGAGTTTTTGTACTTTTGGTGGTATCCTCGTCCATCTTTTCAGACTTTTCTTTGGCCGCTTTTTTCTTAAGCTCTTTGACTTTTTCTTTGGCTTCTGCAAGTTTGCTGGTTAACACAGCACGTTTGCTTTCGCTTAGGTCAGTACTTTCAGCAATCATTCGGCTGTAGTCTTGGAACTGTTTTTCGTAGTTCAAGTACTGATATACCGTAGAAATATCTTCTGCGGCACTGATAATTTTGTTCTTGACCCAGCTTTCTAGTAGCTGTTCGTTTTGGATTAATTTGAATAGTTTTGCACTTTGTTGCGCTGTTTTATATAGATCTTGTTTGGCCATGTTAGGACTCCGTTAACTTGTAATATTTATCTTTTGATGGCTGAGCCGCCGCCGAAGATGTTGCCCTTCATGTCAAGAGCGTTTGTAGCTGTACCGTCTTTTTTCTTTTTCTGAACAATTTTGGGAGGTTTAGGAGCCTTTGTACCGGACTTTCCTGGACTTCCTGTATAACTCTTTTTACCGAGATTCTTACCAATAGCAAGATGTGGGCTTACCACAGTACCAATATTAGCCGCACTTGTGGCGCCGGCTGTGGCGGTTTCTGATATGATTTCTCTTAATCTCATATGCCGTACTGATTCTTTTTAACACTAGCCACTGGGCTAACAGTACTGGTACTGCGTAATTCTTCGCTGGGTCCTTTTGGTACAATTACTGTGCCTTTCTGACCAAGTGTTTTTTCAGCAGTTTTAACTTTGTCTTCCTCAACACTGTTGGTAATCCAAACAGTTGGACTTGCTCTTGCAGGGCCTTCAGCATCCGCATTTCCGCCACCAGCAATAGCAATACCCAAGCGATACATGTCATAATATGTGTCCATATCATCATATCGTTTAGCATAAGGCCCAGCCAGACGTTCAGATTTACCAAGCGTGTTTGTTTTTTCTGTAATGAATTCAGTTGCTCTCATTGTCGTTTCCCACTGGTTGTTCACCTGTCATATAAGGCAAACTAAACCATAATTTAAACCATTCTGGAGTTCCGGGTTGGATATTGTTTTTACGCATCAGTTCTCCTTTGCTACTGCCAGTTACACTGATATTGCTACCTTGGCCAGCACGATATTCGTGCAGTCTAGCTTCTCCACCTAAACCACCCATGCCCGATAAGATCTTTAATTCCTGTATAGGATCGTTGGGTGCAAGATAGCAATCGTCAGGACTATCTTGATTTAGATCTTGTGAAGTTATTCTATACTGTTTCATTATTTATTGAATCTCTGTTGCCAGATTTCCTCAAGCACGTAACCTATGCTTGCACGACCTTCGTTGGGCACACAGTTGTTCACACGAATGCCGCCTTTGATCTTGGTACCTTCCTTGTGTTTGCCCTTCCAGCATTTTGGGTCCAACCGTTGTTTTACTTCTGCTATATCTTGCTGACTCGGGTCAGTAAACTGCTTTTTCCCTTGGCTATCAGTTTTCCAAAATTTTGGATTTAATGGATTATATTGTTTCAGTGCGTTGTTCTGACTATCCTGTGCTGTGGCTAATTTTCGCTGTTTTTGTGCAACTTGTTCGCCGCCTTTTTGTGTTTTTATCCACTCAAGTGCTTCTGGTTGAGTAGTAGACTCTCTTAAAAATGCGTCAACTTTTTTTGTTGCCTGTGACAGATCTGGCGTGTTCTCGTTGTCAACATAGACAAAGTGCTTAGGTCCAAAATAGGCTGAGTACTTTTCAAGATTTTTTTGAACCTGTGAGTACGTATCTTTAGCTAGAGTGGCATCCACTTGACGACCCACTCCCCATTGTTGCTGTTGCTTGTCTGCTCTTGACTGTTGACGGGCTATGCTAGTGGCTTCACTGACATTTACAAATATCATCATGAATTCATAACCCAGCGGCTGTAGTTTTTCAATTACACCTATCGCTGTATCGGGGTTTCTGCCGGATCCGTCAACAATAATACCTAGCCTGCCATCGATAAAATTTCCTTGTTGAGTTTGACTAAGTTGCCAACTTTTTTCAAGTTGATCCGGCGCCAAGTGTCCAGTTGGTACTTCACCTTTTTTAATAAACATTTCGTTGAAATTATCTAGGTTTACACTACGCAAACCGGTATGTGTTAACAGCGGTCTAGCAATTGTGCTTTTGCCTGCACCCATTGGGCCAAATAATAATATACATTTGAAAATGTGAGGATCATTAACACCTTCGTCTATTTTGCCTTTTACCACACTTTGCTGTCCGTGCTTTTTGAGATCGTTGTCAAACTGTTTATTGGTAGCTTTATTAATGCCTTTGAAACGCTTGTCGCCGCGAGCATAGTCACCTTCTGCATCTGCTTTTTTGGCATCAGCTCCAGCGGCTTTTTTATACTTGCCTAATAATTCAGTAGATAATTCTTTTAAATTGCTTTCTGCTAATTCTTGCGCAGGCCCTTTTGTTTTGTTTTGTTTCATAGCGGCTTTCTCTGCTTTTTGTTGTTCTTTTTCAGCTTTTTGCTTTTCTCTTTCAGCCTTTTGCTTTTCTTTATCCATTTCAGCTTGCATATAAGGCATCATGTAATGTCTTACTAAATTGAAATAAGGATGACCTGCTACTTCTGTATTAACAGATACTCCTGAATATGTTTCAAAGTCTTGTGGATTATTATCTTTGATTGCTTGTCTAACCTTGCTTGCTTCGCTTTTTCTTTCTGCTTCAGACCAAACGATATCGTTAAATTTATAAAATCCATGAGGTCCTTCTAGCCCGTTTTGTTTTTGTAACGCAGGCACAAATATTTTTGCATCATTTGCATCTGTAACGATGTGCAATGTAACAGCACCGTGTTGCTTGTAAACCATTGATGCTAGAGTAAACCAACTTTGTTCCGCCACTAAATGATCCTCTAACTCGGGCATGAACGTTTTCATAGCTTCCATTTTAATGTCAAATGGAAGAGGATCTTTAGGACCTTGTGTACTTTGATTTGTACCCACGTACCATATAGGAAAACCAGCCGCAATGTCCCACGCGGCTTTGTGGCCAAAGTGCGGAGGATTAAATCTTCCAAATATAATGGCCGCTTGATCTTGTTCAGATTCTGTTAAGTGATATGTTTTCAATTTTTCCACCCTGGTGCAACGATTTTCATATTACCGTGTTTGTGACCATCTTGTGCGTAACGAACATACCCTTCGCTATTAGTTGCCCACACATCAGCAGTATGGGTGTTGTTTGCAATTTCGTATATTTCGTGTTTGATATCACGAATAACTTTCATAGCATGGAATACTTCGTCCAAAGCACCAGTCTGTTGTTCCAGTTGATATATCACCTGTTGCTTAGGCAAAGATACACGTGGCTTACCGTTGGCTTGTGCTTCAGCCATCCAATCAAAAAATACTTTTGCATTTATTGAATCAAATGTTCCGCCTGCATTTTTTTGATTTAGGAACGGATAAAAAATACCATTCTTATCTGTATGTGAAACGCTTCCAACAAATGTATCAATTTTATTACTATTCTTTTCTAACCAGCTTTGTGTTTCACCTAGTTCTGCATTTGCACTAGTAAGACTGCTGGATTTTGATTTGTCAATATTAGGAGCAGTATCGTTGTAAATAGGGTTTAACACAATCAATTTAGGTGTGTCGTTAAACTCACTAAAATCATCTTTGGGTTTTTGTTCAGCATCTGGTGCACCAAATGTATCAAATGTGCCATGCGCGGCTATCATAAGGTTTGCACCTGCTATACGTTTACCCAGTTCGCTGTCTTTACTAACATGATATTCAGTTGCACTATGCGGGTTAGGATGCATATTGTATGTACCACTTTTGTCCATCTTGGGTTTAGTAGCAGGCATAAAGATTGCATCAGCATATACAAACCCCACAAAGTCTTTAGGAGTAGCCGCATCAAACGTAGGATACAAATTTGCAAATTCTTCTGCAAAGCGTTGACGTTCGGGAGTTATTTCTTGCCCTTTTGCACCTTCACCGCTTTTGTTAAGAATAAAATTCTTAACAGCTTCGGGACTAGTAAAGTCGTCCATTGTTGTACCAGTGTTACGTCCGCCCTTGCCCCAACCGTTGTGTCCTGCCAATATTAACGGACCGCCAGAAACTTCTCTGCCCCAATAAATTTGAGGATTGCCGTCCCATTTAAATCTTAATTGGTGAGGTTCGGCACTGATTTCGTCAAAATGTTGTAATGCTTCTAGTATACCGCTCACACCGTAGAAGATTACAAAATGTTCTGGGTGGTTAAATGCTCTCCCAAGCATAGGCGGGATTTTAGGCTTTGCATCTTCGCGGATGAATAATTCTCTAAGTAACACTTATTTTCTCTTGTAATGACCGTCTTTGATCTTTTCACACTCATCTTCGTGTATATGCTTACATACTTCGTCTAACAGTTCCTGATCTATATCGTCTGGAAGTTCGCGTATTTGAAATTCGTTACAGTATGAGTTATATGCTTGTTCCACAGCATTTTTAAATAATGCAGGATTGGTCTGCTTACCTGATTCTAGCATATCACTGCAATCCATAATTGCTGGGTAGGTATGGCGGCGATATGCACTATCGTTGTGAGTCATATAGAATAACAAGTCATCCTTAAGATCGAAATCTAATCCGTGTTTGTTACCATTTTTCTCTAATTCTAAATCGATGCTTTCGCAGAGTTCATTTATACGCATATATTGGCCCGTTTATCAAAAAAATACCCTAACTGGTGCAGTTAGAGTATTTATCGTAATACACAAAATGACTTTTATACTTCAGGCTGGTGTATAATACGCTGTACTTTGCTTATAGTACCGCCTAAATGCATCTTAGTCATGAGTAAGTTGTTGTCGCCTGTGACATAGAAGTGCGTACCACCCCAACTTCTGCCACGGTTTAAATCTCGTGTACAGCTCTTAGTCAGCTTGATTTTAGCATTATTTTCAGCCCATTCGACAAAACTGCTGTATTCCTGCTTGGTCGCACCCATGGTAATACGATATTCAAAGTTCATCTTATTCATGATGATAGTATCGCTAGTTAACACACCATTCGCAGACGGCTTACTAATAAACTTAATAGTATCGGTATATTTCTTTTCAAATAACTTAACTGACTTGATATCGTTAGTGTAAATGTTAATAATGGGTTGTTCCACACGCAAATCATAATCTGTAATCTTTTTAAAATCACTGCATAATGATCTCACATATTCTAAATCTTCTGTGGATTTGATTCGACTGGCCCAATAGGAAAAATGTTCAGGGTACTTGACATCAATTTTTGCCAACTCCATAATGGCATTGTCAATATCGCCTCCCCTGAACAAGGTAGCACTGGAACATATCAGTGCAATTTTGTACTGGTATTTTCCTAAAAATAAACTACGGGTCTCTTTATACTTCATTCTGTGTTATAGTAACTGTTTCAGCATCGCTTACTACTAATGGTAGTTTTGGAGTTTTAACTTTAGCAGTAAGCAAGATTTTACCTTCCTCAACACTGATATGTAGCCAGCCGCCGTTTTTAAGTTCTCCAAACAACATCATCTTAGCAAGGTCACGTTTGATTTCCTTATCAATAGTACGTTGCAGTGGACGAGCACCCATCTTGCTGTCAAAGCCTTTTTCAATTAGCCAATCAACTGCTTCGTTATTGATTTTAATACGGATACCCTTTTCTTTGACTTGATCACGCATCTCGTCAATGAACTTGTTAACGATCTTGACCATAACTGGCTTGCCAAGTTTCTTGAATGCAATAATACTGTCTAAACGATTACGGAACTCTGGTGTTAAGAACTTCTTCAAGTCTACATCGCTGTAGTCTTTTTCCTGTGCGCCAAAACCAATGGCATTCTTTTCAGCACTTTGAGCACCAGCGTTTGTTGTCAAAATAAGAATAAGTTGACGACAGTCTGCTTGCTTACCATTTGATCCAGTAATAAAACCATTATCCATTATTTGTAGCAATACTGTGGCTACATCCGGATGTGACTTTTCAATTTCATCAAACAACAATACAGCATTGGGACTTTCTTGAATCTGCGTAATCAACAATCCTGAATTTTCTTCAAAGCCAACATAACCTGGAGGGCTACCAATTAGCTTGCTGATACTGTGTTTTTCCTGATACTCACTCATGTCAAAACGCAACAACTTAGTGCCTAGGTGTTTAGCCAGACTCTTGGCTGTTTCAGTTTTACCTGTGCCAGTCGGGCCCATGAACACAAATGATCCAACAGGTTTGTTTTCTGATTTAAGTCCTGCCTGTGCAACTATAATCTTATCAACAATTTCTTGTAGTGCAGTGTCTTGTCCGTACACTTCTTTTGCAAGATGTCCTTGTAAATTAACAAGTCCTTCGCTTTCTTGTTCAGCCACAACTTCTTCCGGAATTTGAACCATCTTGGCAAGTTCAAAACGTATGCCTTCGGAATTGACCACCCGTTCGCTGTCCGGCATTTTTAAATTAAAACGTGAGCAAGCTACATCAATCAAGTCAATGGCTTTGTCCGGCAATTTTTTGTCTGCTTGATATTTCACACTCAGCTTGATTGCTTCTTGTAAAGCGTCATCTTTAATTTTAACTTTGTGATGCTCTTCGTAATATTTCTTAATACCTTTGAGAATTTGCATTGTGACTTCCACAGTGGGCTCGTCCACAGTGATGCGTTGAAATCTGCGCATCAACGCACGATCCTTTTCAAAGTGCTTGCGATATTCTTCCCATGTAGTTGAAGCAATAACTTTAATAGTGCCTTTGCTCAGTGCTGGCTTCATCATGTTGCTCAAATCGTTAGCACTGTTGCTTGCTGACCCGGCACCACTGATCATGTGCGCTTCGTCAATAAACAAAATTGTCTTGCCTTTTTTAGCTAAACCCTTGAGTACTAATTTAAAACGTTCTTCAAAGTCTCCGCGATATTTACTACCGGCTAACATTGCACTGATATCCAAATTGAACACTTGATATTCTTTTAAGAAGTCTGGAACTGCACCCTTGACAATGTTAAAAGCAAGCCCTTCTGCAATAGCAGTCTTACCCACACCAGGATCGCCCACAAGGATCACGTTGTTTTTACTGCGTCGACCCATGCTCAACGCAATGTTTTCTAATTCGTCCACGCGGCCAATTACTGGATCAATCTTACCTTTCTTGACCAGTTCGTTAAGATTAGTTGTAAAGGCTTTAAGGGCTTTATTGCCTTGTACATCACTTTGATCCATCTCTTCTTCTTCGCCGCCTTCTAAGTTGTTGTTAATATAGTCAGCAAATTTGTCTTTGTCAATTTCTGCTTGTTGAATGTAAAAGTGTGCCCACGAGCGTTTTTCGCTCATCATGGCAAGGAATACGTCTGTACTTTCGATGCGTTGACGTCCGTTGAATAACACTTGTGTAAATGCTTTGTTAAGTACACGTTCAACTACTTGTGTTTTCTTGGGCTTGGCAACTGGGCCAGCCGCAGTAATTTCATCGCATTTATTTTTTAAGTAATGCTCGAGATTCTTTTTAATATATTCCGGATCACTTCCGTATCCTTGAATAGCATTTGAAAATCCTTCTTCACACAGCATAGCAAACAAAAGATGTTCGATTGTTAAATATTCGTGATTAAGATTCTTAGCTGTGTCAATAGCCTTTTCAAATACTGCTTGTAGATTGTCGCTTGGTTCAACCATTTAGTTTCCTTTGTTTTTTCCGTGCCATTTGTAATTTAAGATTGCTTACATATTCAGTAAACGTAACACCATTTAAATGGTCTAATTCATGCTGGAAGCATCTAGCATCCAGGCCTTCAAGTTCTATTATACATGGTTTACCAGCATTGTCAAGATAGCTGGCAGTAATTTTATTGTGTCGTGCAACTTTAAGCCAGAGATTTGGAAAGCTCAAACAACCTTCCGCACCTTCTGCCTTATCGTTATCGCCAAACATGATCCACGGATTAAAACATCCAAATTCACGACCGTCTGTAGTGCGCATAACAAATATTCTGCGTAACAAGCCAATTTGATTGCCTGCTAGACCAATAGCATTATTAGCTCGCATTAGTTCTAACATTTCACGTTCTACCACAGCCGCATTGACATGGTTTTCAAAATCCCAGTTCTCTGCTGGTTGTTTAAGAATTGGATCATCCTCTTTGTGCAATTTCAACATCTAGTTGCCTCAATCTTTCTATTAATACAGGATCTGTAACTGGTTTAGATCTAATTTTAACCACCGCTACAAATCTTCCTTTGGTACGGCGTTGTACATTATTAAATCCTTGGCCGGTACTGGCAAACTCAACGCCAGTATCAACTCCTGGACGAATATCGATATCGATATGTTGGCCGCTGATAGTTCTAACGCTTTTTCTGCAACCAATCAGTGACTCAATAGGAGTAAGTTCAACAACTGTATACAAGTCATCGTTGCGACGTTCAAAATTAGGATCGCTCATCACAATAATAGTTACATTGAGATCTCCGCGCTGTATACCCTGTACACTGTCGTCACCCAACCCGTTGTATCTAATAGTTTCGCCATGGCTTATACCAGCAGGAACATTGATTACTACGGTCTGTGTTCGACCACTGGGCAATTGAAACTGCGCTTCCAACTGTTTGCCAAGATAACTGTCAAGTAATGTAATTTGACATTGTATGTTCAAATCTCTATTTCTTCGAACTTGTTGTCTGTGCATTTGCCCAAATATATCTCCAAACGGACTAGCACCCCCAAATATATCTCCAAAAGGATTATTTCCGGTATGGAAATGAAATTGCTGACCTTGTGGGGCTCGCCGTTGTTGGTCGTACTCAGCCCGTTTCTGTGGGTCGCTTAATGTGTCGTTTGCAACACTAATATTTTTGAACATTGCTTGGTCACCACCTTTGTCGGGATGATGTTTATTGGCCAAGCTTCGGTATGCTCGCTTAATTTCTTCTGGACTAGCACCTTCGCTAATCCCTAGGGTTTGGTAATAATCAGTCATAGTCGTAATAACAGGTCTCGGTTAATAATAGTAATTATACTATCTTAAAGGAGACCTGTCAAGTTTTTGATTACTTCTTCTTGGCAGGTTCTGGAACTTTTTCGCCTTCTACTTTCTTGTGTACTTTGATTTTTTTACAATCTTGAGCTTGCTTTCCAGTCTTTTTATCATTTACTGGCTTGCCTGCTTTGTCCACTTTTGGTGTGCAAACTTCTTTCATTTCGCCGCCGGCGTATGCTGTGCCAACTAATGCCAAACTTGCTACTAATGCTAAAATTAATTTCATATTATACTCCTTTTTTAGCTAACATGGCTTGAATTTTTTCTTGAATAATCTTTGCCCAAAATGGCTGTGGAAAATTCCAACCTACAAATGCTCCTACTGCTACCCATAATAATGTATCTAACATATCTTGCTCCTATTAAATTGCTGGCTGATCAGCATCCGGTACAATCTTCTTACCGCTTGCTGTTGTTACTGGGGTTGTGCCCCAACTTGGTGCTGGCGCAAAACTTGTACTTGTTGGAGCAACAAACGGTGTGTTACCAAAACTAGGAGCAGGCGCTACTGGTGCAGGACTAAATGTTGGCGCAGGTGTTGGAGTTTGTGCTCCGCCATTGTTTGCTCCTGCCATTTTTTCTTGTGTACGACCAAATGCCGCAATACCTAATACTGCGCCCATTGCAATGTGGAATAAGCCAGCACCTTGCAATGTTAATGGATTCCATTGGCTTGTGACTTGCCCGCCGTTTAACGACTGTAACAAACTCCATAACACTGGGAATATAACCATGTCCATAGTACAGACCAGCATATACATCCAACCCATCATTGGACGCCATTTAGAATTCATCCAATCTTCTTTTTTTGATTCGCTCGCGCTTTTAACTTCTTCTGACATAGTTCGCTCCTTTGTCTTTATAATATATTTAGTACATACTTGCTACATTAACTAGTGCCTCTAAAGCCGCATTGACTGCTATTTTTATTTGTAAATCGTGTGCTGATTCGTTGATATTCTTTTCGTGGGCTAAATCCTGTAACATTTCCATAAATTCGCCCTTGCTAATTTCTCTAGCTTCTAAGGATTTTTTTAATTCGTTAGCTCTTACTGCTAAATCTTGTAAACTTGGGTCGCCGGTGTTAAACAAGGCTTCTAATTGTTGTTCCACGCTCATCTTGGTTTCTTCCCTATAACGTTTTGGATAGTAACAGCATTACGCTCAATACTGCTAAATTTTGTAGTACAGTACATCATGCTGACTGGTTCAGTGCCCTTGTAACGATCACTCAGCCCTTTAACAATTTCTGCTAGCTCTGCGCTCATTTTAGTGGCTTCTTCGTTGCGTGGAATACTTTGAGTGTAATTTTTTAACTCCACAGTGGTACGCCATATGCTATCTACTTCTTCAACTACTTCGGGTTTACCACACTTGGCCGCACCTAAATTTGCTTGGGTACGCACACGATTAATCAGCATGTATTCGTTGTTGTCAAATCTGGCCATTAAATATGCATCAATTAATGCACAACCCGATAAGCCCCATACTGCTAAAATTATTAATAATTTTTTCATTTGATGCTCTCAAATATTTTCTTTTGGCTATTGTACCACTGCGTCCATGCATCTATTTTAATTTTACATTCTTGGTACTGTCCGTAGTTTTCACTAACGCTACTAACAACTTCACTTAGTTTAGTAGTGCCTTCGGGAATAGTTTTTAAGTCTGGGCAAGCTGTTTTTAACTCTTCAGGAACTTGTGGAAAATTCATAGTAACTGGAACGCTAGTAGCACACCCTGTTATCAAAAATGCCAGTATGATAAAAATTACAAGAAAGAATAATTTAATCAAGTTCATTTCTTACCTCCCGCGGCTTGATTTAAAATACTAATGGCTTCTGCATCAACTTTGCACTCTGCATCCATTTTAGCGGCTTCTTTAACTATGCGTTCTTGTACAACAACTTGTATTTCTTTAACAGTTTTTATTTTGTCTCTGTACTGTGTTTGTATAACAGTATTAATTTCTTTGGATTTAGCTTCAGCCGCAACTACTTTTGCTTCTGCTTCTGCTACTTTGGCACGCCATGCTAGTTCAGTGTCGTACCCACCACGCAACCATACACCCAGCACAAGAACAACAATGCCGATAGGTTTTAATATTCCAGCATATCTTCCGTATACTGGAATCCATTTGCCCAACCACCCGGCTACAACACCAGTCAATCCCACAGCAATGATGCCCCAGTAGACCCAGTTCAATATTGCATCTGGTATGATGCTAAACATCCACTGAAATTGTTCCATGGGTTAACCCTCTAATACATGCAGTGCGTGGTCATAATGTTTAATGCGATCTTCAAGACCAATAGTGCCACCGTTAATACGTTTGGTCATTGTTAGTATGTCACCTGAGTCTGCCCACTGATTTAAATTATTTGCTTCCCAGAACCAAGCCGCTGATTGTACACAACCTTCAAATGTTGTCAAATGTTCGCTGGCTTCTTCCACACTAATTTCTAAACTTTGGGCGTAACGTGTGTAGTTGTCTTTACCAGTTAACTGAATAAGACCTTTACCTGCATATTTCCAACCATCACCTGACTCTTCTGGACCGTTGCCCATGCGATTACCATATGCTCGATTGGCTATGCGTTCTGGTTGTTTTTCATAAGACTTGGCCACTGCCAAGTCTGGAAAATATCTCGGCCATACTTTGCAAAGACTTTCTGCTTTGTAATTTAAGTTTTCTTTGATTGCACGATAGTTACCGCTTTCGTGTGCGGTTTGAGCCAAGAATGCCGCAACACGTGGTACAGTGTCAATATCATAATCGGGAAGTATTTGACATAGAGATTCGTACCAATCATCAAGGTAAGGGTTGTTACCAATGATAGCTTTGAATTTATCTTTTGTAAAATTAAATTTAAAATCCGCCATTTGCTTTCTCCAGTATTAAGGCATAACCGTCTTTTTCTAATATAAACTTTGAACCTATTTTGTTTATATTATAGTTGCCAATGTATTTTGTTAGATAGATAGTTTCAGCCATGCCGTTACCTTCTAATATGATTGGGCCTTTTGTTTGTTCATGCATTTCTTGCTTGGATCCAAAATCAACAATTTTTAATGTAATGGGATCTTTGTGAATACGTTTTAATCTAATAGTTTCGCTGAGTAATTGTACATTGTCTACATAGCTACTACTAAAAAAATTACTAAAATTATTTAATCCTTCTGTTTGGATAGACACATCATATGCATCACCATCCATTGGAATTTTAGCAGTTAATTTTTCTAATGTGGCATCTTGGCTTTTAAATTCTTTATGATATCGAAATTTAAAATCTTCTATGTCTGTCAATTTACTAATACCATCTAGCATTTCTATAATTTGCTCTGGTACATGCCTACTGCGTTCCAACTCAACAAACACTCGAAAATTTCCATCATCAAGTTCGCCTTTGGTTGCTTCGGAATCCAATACAAATTCATAACCCATCTCAATAAAATTTTCTAAATCTTTTGCAGGATCATGAGAAAAAACTGTAAATGTCAATACAACAGTATCTCTATCGTCTCCAACCTTACTTCTGTAATTATCAATTTCGAAAATATTGTCTACGAGATTTCTAAGATCTTTTGCTTTGAGTGATTCGTTAATATTCATATTATGCCGCCATCGGTGCGCCACCCGGCGGTGGTGTGATTGGTGCTCCGCCTAGAGGCATACCACCTGGCATTGGAGGGCTAATTGGAGCGGTATTTAATTGACTGGCCGCATTGGTATCCAGTGGAGTTGGCGGTTGAGTTTTCAATCCATCATCGCCTAGTTCTTCGCGCATTCTGTTCATGTAACCTTTGTAAATATCAACTACCAGTTTCTTTGGCATGGTAACTTCCACGACCCAAATAGGTTTACGATCCATGAATCCTTTTTTGGTACCTGGACGAATGTCACCAGGATTTTTAATAGGACGAGCTTCCATCAAGTGTGTTTTCTGATAGCTGATTTTACAGCCAATTTCTTGTAATCGTTTAGCGGCCATGGGATCTGGCATCTTATCACGTGGCCACATAAAGCTAGCAGTGATCCAATGACGCTCCACTTTGGGACCAAATGCCAATTCACCATCACTCCAGTTTTTATATACGTACATATCCATTTCGTCCAGTACTCGCTCAAAGTCTTTAAGCGCGGCCAAACTACTATTATTTTCGTATAGTTCTTGTATGTTTGTAATAATGTCTATAATATCATGCATGATTTGTCCCTAGAAGCTTCTACACTTATTTAGCTGGTTCGAAATCATAACGTATCAGTTTATTATTCTGTGTATTCTGTAAATACTATGTAGGACGAACGGTAGTTATCGGGCGGTCACTACAGTCGTTCTACATTCCCCAATGTAGGAGACATTAAACAATGAGTAAACAAAGAGTGAAAAAACGTTTTCAATCAGAAGTTAACGTGTTAGATTTTCAACCATATCTTCCGCAGAAAAAGCAGAGAGTAAGTCTGTATGCGAGAAGTCCCAACCAGCAAACATACCTCCAAAAGTTACAAGATGAAACCAAAAGTATTGTCTTGGCTATTGGCCCAGCAGGCACGGGTAAAACTATGCTAGCCGTGCAAAATGGTATCAAGCAGTTTCAAGAAGGTTTAGTTGATAAAATCATTGTTACAAGACCCGCCGTTAGTGTGGACGAAGATTTAGGATTTTTACCAGGAACGCTTAATGAAAAAATGGCACCTTGGACAAGACCTATATTTGACGTCCTAGGAGAGTATTATCAAACCAAAGACATCGCTAAGATGTTAGAAGAAGGAGTGATAGAAATAAGTCCACTGGCATACATGCGTGGACGCACATTCAAGAATGCCTATATTATTGCAGATGAAATGCAAAATGCGACAACTAATCAAATGAAAATGCTACTGACCCGATTGGGAGAAGGGTCTAAGATGGTAGTGACAGGAGATTTGGCGCAAGCAGATCGTGTCAATGATAATGGTTTAGTGAACTTTTGCGGCCTGTTGACCAGCAAAACACTAAAACATATTGACATCGTGCAATTTGATCACAAAGATATTGAACGTCACAATGCAGTCAAGGAGGTGTTATCGCTGTACGGTGATTAAATCAACGTCAAAAGGATAGGGGCGTTGTTGCCCCTATTTTTATATCTGCGTTACTTGAATACCCGACTTTTTAAGAAACGTGACACCACTAGTATCCCTATAAGAGTTCCTATATAGAACACTGCCAATGCCACTTTGGTATATAAGTTTGGCACAGTCCAAACATGGAGCATGGGTAATAAACATAGTAGCACCCATACCAGATTCGTTAGACTTAGCAAGTTTAGCAATGGCATTAGTTTCAGCATGAAGTACCTCTGGTTTAGTTTTTAATCTAATTTCAACAACATTTTCATCAACGTCTAGCACATGTCCAACTTCATCTTCGCAGTTGTTGTCCCAACCTGCCGGCATACCGTTGTAGCCGATAGATATTATTCTATCATCCTTAACCACAATAGCACCTACATGAAGTCTACGTGCCGAGCTTAATTCAGCAAAGCGTTCGGCCACATCCATATAGGCATCTATGAACTTGTCTTTCATATATTAGTAAGTCTAACAAGAACCGATGCAAGATTAATTTCAGGATCCATCACAAGTGTATGGTCAACCATGCCTTGTTTGATAATGTGAATAGCCTTGAACTGACTTGCTTCTTCACCGAATATTTCAATGTTATCGTACAGCCATCGATAAATTTCACCCATGTCTTCTGGTCTAGCTTTGCTACACAACATCTTACGTGCTTCGCTAATCTTACCTGCTTTGAACAATGCAACCATTTCAAACCTGTAATCCAAACTGCCTGCATCTTCTTTGTGCGGAGCGTGTAACGCACCCTCGCTGGTATTTTGCTGTAGCATATTAATGCATTTACGCAAATCTGGATAGGTCGCACTGACATATAAATCTAGGGTTTCTAGATCAAACTCGATGTTTTCTTCTACTAGAATTGTTGCCGAACGAGCTGTAAATTCTGTTTGATCCAACTTGGTAAAGTGAAACTGCTGACAACGACTGTGCAATGCTGGCACAACCATGTTGGGATTATTACAAGTAAGAATAAAACGGGCAAAGCTACTGTACTCTTCAAC